CAGTATCAGAATATCCATCAAAAAACTCTTTTTGTAAAAGCTGTACATAATTAACATTTGCTGTCTCAATTGCATCTGTAAGAGGAGATCGTTCAAAAGTAAACTCATCTTCTACTGTAATAGTAATCATCTTTTCAATCAAATATATAGACTGCTTAATTCCTGCAACAAACCATTCATGCTGTTCTGGTGTTAGCATATTGGGATTATCCTTACACCACTGAATTTCTGCTTTTAATACAGAAACGGCTTTCTTTAATCCTTGTATTTCCTTTTTATTTTTCATATTATCTTATCCATCATTTTCAATCCCATTCTAAAGAATTTATCCAATATTCCGCAGATTCGTATGCATCTGTAAAAAGTCTATCTAATAAATCAGTAAAATCAGTTCCACCAACTTCTTGTTATCCCACATCATGTGAATAATCCAAGATATTATCAGAAATATATTCGGCCATTGCCTCTTTATCATTAATAATATAAGAATCTTCCCTATTTTTTTGTGCAAACACGAGAAGATCAATGGGAATTTTAATGATAATATTCTTACCAGAAACTTTTGTATTCATTAATTCCGATTTGTCTATGTTTATCTTATTTGGCATTATGGTTTACCTTAACTCTTGCCATTTCGACAAGAAATTGCCTTGCCTGTTGAAGTCCCTTAACAAACATATGCTTCTCGTGATCAGTGACTAGTTCTGGATTATGGTAATACCACTGAATTTCTTCGTCTATAATTCGAACCGCCACGTTATAAGAAATGGTAAGATCATTATCAGGGACTTCATCCGCTTCGTGCGCCTTAACTCTCAATCGGGCATTATCATTCGTCAGCCTCGCCAATTCGTATTTAAAATTCATGATCTTATAATTCAAGTCGCGAACGGTATTCCGCGCCTCGTTCAGGTTTTCCATCTCGGCTTTTAGCTGTGCTTTCAGATCATTTGCGTAATCTATGGCGGCGGGAGGCCATTGCTCCATTTCGCCAATCGAGGCTTTCAGCGAGTTGATTTCTTTGAGCAACGCCGTTTCCCTGACTTCGTACTGGCTCTTAAACTCCATATCAGTTTCTATAAGTTTGTCAAACGATTGTTTCCAGGTACGAGCATCTGCTTCTGCTAGAGACAATTTGTGTTTTATCGCAACAACCGCAGCGTCTGGTATGTACGCCTGCGCAGCTAAATATTCACTAAACCTAGCGTAATGATCTTCTAATGGGCGGTTATTCCATTCGTTGATGAGTATCGATCTGGCGTGCATAAAACATTCTGCATTGGAACAAATGCAACTGATTTTATTTTGTTCGTACGGCAACGAACCGCAAAATGGGCATAACTTTAGTGGGGTCATCTCTCCTCGCTTTCTGGCTGTGGTATTACTTTATAGATAACCGTCCGTTCGACCCCCAAATATTCACACACTTTTTCCCCAGGCTCGCGTCTACCTGTCAAAATATCATGTAGATATTGGGGCGAAATCCCGATATCTTTTGCAAGGTCTTTCTGGGAACCCATTCCGTAAGTCAGCGCTTGCAAATTCGAAACAAGATCGATAAGCGTCATAAATTGATCGTTCATTTTATCTTCTCCTTATTATATTTCTCCATTATCTCAGGAAGTTTGTTTGCCCATTTCTGAATAAATATCTCCTGATTATGTTTTGTCAATTCCATTCGCTTGTCATCCATCTTCATTGTTTGCCCAACTAAATGCTGTAACTGGAATTGACACTGTGTCAACTCAATCCCCTTGCTAATGGCTGTCAATGAAATGTCAATATCCTCATACGTTGCTTTTCCGTATCTTGGATCAAACCCACCTAACTCTTCCCAAATATCTTTTCGACATCCAAAGAAGTATCCGGCAATATACGGCACAATGTATTCTCCAAATTTATTCCAGCCTACATCAGTTGTATAAACTTCGTTACCAAGTAATCGTCTAGGATTTTCCGCTAATTTGACAAGTGCTTTTGTAACGAAATCTTCATGGATCAGAACATCATTGGAAATGAACAGGAATATATTTGATTGTGCTAATTCTGCTCCTATATTGTTCGCCCAACCAAATCCACGATTAAACTCGCCATAATAAACTTGAAATCCATGATGTTTAAATATGGTTGATTTCCACCAATTCAATCCTCCTATTGTCTCATCACTTGATCCATCTGATACTACAATAACTTCTCCTTCGCTTAGGAAAGGAACTTGCTTATATAGATCAAACAGGAAACGATTGGTCAACTGATATTCATTATACACAGGCAAGATAATTGAAAATTTAGGCAAGGGCAACATGAAAAGCCTCCAATCCTTCATCAAGCGAATGTAACGGAATGGACAATTTCTTTGCTAAAGTAAGATTAAACCCTGCCTTTGGAGGATATTTCATATTAGCATATAACTCAGGAGGACATCCTGATTTAATTAAGGATAAATTCTCTGGAACAAACTTTTGAGCAATCCTCAAAGCAAAAGTATGCCTACTAATCCAAGTTGTTCCTGCTAAATTGATCCTATGAACAAAATCAATTTTACGAGTAATCAAATCCTGTAAAGCTACAACTAAATGGGGAATATAAGTCGGATTTCCGCATAAGTCCGGTATAGAAAAAAACTCTTTATCCTGTCCTAAATCTTTAATAACCTGGGTAACAAAATTAGTTGACACTGTGTCATATAAAGAAGTTACTCTTACAATCGTAGATGGACAGTCTGCATATGCAGATAACATTATCTCGGCCCCCCATTTACTCCATCCATAAGTATTTAGAGGGCAAGGTTTTGCTGTTTCTGAATACGGGCCAGAAGTACCGTCAAAAACCCAATCAGTAGAAATCTGAATAAGCCATTTTTTGAAAATTTTACGAATGTTTACTGCACCGTGATAATTTATGGCTAACGTTTCTTTTGGATGTTCTTCACACCATCTTGGCTTAGTTTTGGCTGCACAGTTTACAATAACGTCTGGGTTGATATGTTGGATTTCCTCATACAGTTCTTCATATTGGCAAATATCAGAAATTATCGGAATTGCCCCCTGTCTTACAAGTTCTGATCCCAACCGCCCATGTGCTCCAGTAACAGCAATTTTTGTCATTTTATTTTATCCTTGTTTTAATAACTATTATTTATTACCTTCTCATTGAAACTACTTGTTCTATTGAACAGGAGGAGTTACAGAATCTCCTACAACATATCCCAAACCTACATTCTGAACTGGAGGAATAACCAATGTTTGTACTTCTGGTTTATCAATCTTAGTAGTATTATGAAACGCCGTACCTAAGAAAATTGAAACAAATGTTGCATAAACCAAACCAAAATAAGGGGCAATAGCATCTAATGTGACCTGGGGAACATAGGCAACTACTGCAAATCCTGCGACAGTTACCAATAAAGTAATCCCAAAAAACACAAGTTGTTTAGTTTTGGCTACCATATTTTGATACCAAGATAACTGTTCAAGTACCCAAGATACGACTACTGCACCACCACCTGAATTAGCCAACCAAAGTAAAAAATCGTGAAGGGTCATCTTAATTCTCCTTTTCTTGAACTTCTACATAATCAGGATCAATATCCATTGATTCTAATACTTTGCGTAATCGTTTATTTTCTTTCTTTAGTTTCTTATTTTTTCTCTCTACTTTGTCAAGTTGTTCCAGAAGAAAATCATTGTCTCCTTCCAATCCACTACATATTTCACAACACTCTTCTTGACTTTCTCCCTTACCTGCATTATACCAATCATCACAAACATCAATTAATTCAGTTACAGAAATTTTCATTATTTTCTCCTTTTCTAACGATCTGTTGTATGTGTCCAAAGTCCAACATCAGAAGCACTTGCAAGCCGTATAATCCGATTGACAGTATTCCCGCAACATCCGCCACGTACATCAAGCATCTGATCCAAGTCCTCCAAATTAATCCAAGCGAGACTAATGCTACGGTCTACTTTGAAAACATATTGATGCCCACTGGGTAACGTAATAAGTTTTTGGATAGGCATAAAATATACGACTGCTGTTTGTCCATTTTCGTTTACTTCAGGCATCTTCTCTATCCTCTTATTTCATCTTTGCCTTCATGCAAAATCATTTTTACATTTTTAACACATCGGGAAAATTCACACAAATTTCCGATCAGTTCTCCTCGCATCCACTCCTGTTTAATTAAACCTATCCCATCCCCAAATATAGTGAAACGAAAATGCCTGGGATCACTCGTGTCTAATGGTATTTTTATTTCCATCCCCAATGCTAAACAAGCAGCTACGAAATAAATATCACTCGTAATAATTTGCTCCATAATATTATTTTTCCTCTCTACCTCCTATTATACTCTATTTTATTTCTATCGCTCTGGATTTATCTACCCAACCCATTGCAACTTTCCACCATCCCGTTGTCTCTCCTAATATAATTCCAGTTGAAAGATAGCCTCGCCACCCATTAGGAACATTGTATCCAGTGTTCCAAGAGGGAAGGGATCGAATATATGTTCCAGAGGGAAACTTAGTTACTCGATATTTGCGCACAGGGGCAGGAGTTGGTTTCGGGCCATTATTGAATAAATGATCGAACCACATACCATCACTTATCTTGGTATAATCTGCATTGACTCCTAAAAATTTCATTCCATCTGAATTTGTAAACTGGTATGCCGGAATTACCGGATAACTCGTATACGATAATTGAGGAAGATTATTGAAGTTAGTTGAGAATTGTGCCCAATTAGTTGCAAGAATGGGAATTTTGCTCCAGAATGTATAACTAGAGAGCCACAACGGAAACTCAAATATCCATTCTTTTACTGTTGGAAATAATCCTTCTATACACCAGTTGCCAGAATACACCCCAACTGGAACAGATGAATGATCCCTAAGATAATAGCAATATGTTTTATAGTTTGCAGAAGCTTGGGCATCTGTCATGTTACCAAGTAATTCCAGATCAGGCCACAAATACTTAGGTTTGTATCCATTGGCAAATGCTAATTGTAGTGTTCGTTGTGCCTGAGCAATTGGATCACTCCAGGGATGAGGAGGATAGTAAAAAGCATAAGGTTTCTGTTGTCTATCACATGCAGCAACTTGTTTAGTTACATCATCTGTCTCTGCGGTTGAATACGGAGGTAATCCTTGACCTAATCTCCAAATAAATCCATCTGCCCCATTATCACATAATTGGTCAAATTTTGTGCCAAGATCATCTCCAAAAGCCGCATCAATTATCAAAAAATCGTTTGCCATTCAATCTCCTTTTCTTTTATCTTTATTACATACAGTATACTCGTAATTGACACAATGTCAAGTACCAATTTTTCTCATTACCCAAGTTGACAATCCTCTATTTCCTATAACTTTTATAAATTCCCATCCAGGTGGGGGATCATTCTTCTTAATCCTCTTTCTCCAACAATCCACACTTCCACGATTTAGTTTTTCTAAATCTCCCAATGTTAAATCTCCTGATTGTATTTGTGGAAGTGGATGATAATAAGCATCTAATTCTTCAAGTAACTCTTGTTCTGTAAAATTTAGAGATGGATTTACAGATGATTTATTTGGGGTGGTTGAATTTGATATATTATGTGTTTGATCTGACATTCTTTTTCCTCATTTAGATAAATTACTCCTCCTATGTGTGCAATTCGCATCCTATCAATCCTCTCGATATTAGGTGTACGTAATTGCCAAGCAGGAGTAATAACTGCTTTTATTGATCCTTTGTAAGAAGGAATTTCTACAGATATATACCGATGTCGATGTGATCTGGTCACAACATCTGGCATTGGCGATCCCCATTGTGCTGCCTCAACCAATCCAGCTACTAATTCTCTCATCGGAGCACTTGATTCATAAGTGGCTGAACTCGTTGTTCCTATGTGATGTGCGAATTGGTGAACAACTCCTTCAATATCAATCCATAATTGCCACCAGGATGAACTATCTATTGTTTCATCCTTCACACATCCTAATGCTTTGGCAATTCGTTCAGTAGATTGATTAGATTTCTCACAATGTGCTTCTGTTCCCCTTATCATATAAAACTTATATCGATCTGCAATTGGTTTAAATAACTGGATTGCTGCGGCCTCTTGATCTGCTACATTAGGAATAAGGTCTACGGCTTGATGATGATTTCCATCAATAATATCGCCATTATGCACCACAATAACTTCATCTGCTCCTTTTGTCACTTTTGGGACATATTCTTTCCAGAAATGGAGCCATACTTTCCACATTTCTTTTACAAATCGATTTGGTACAAACTGTGCTCCCCCATCAAGTCTAAAACCGTAATCAGGACATAATCCACTAAGTGAACCAACATGAGTATCAGCTATACAAATTATCGCCTTCATTATTCTCCATTAGACATGCTGAATAATTCTGATTTTACAGTTCAATATTTACTCAATTGTAACATACTTATACGAATATATTTAGCCCGCTAAAAATGCTAAAGCAAAAAAGAATAACCCTAAATCAGTTAGATCAGCCCTACCAGTATTTCCACCAAATGCTTTAACTAAGAAACTAACAGCAAAACAAATTACGGCAACCAAAAGTAAAATAAAATTCAATCCGAGTTTCATGTATTTCTCCTTATTTAATAAACTTTATAAATATTCCTGCGGTTCCAAGTATCCAACCAATAGCGGCCATAACATACCCAATTATAACCGATCCTTGTGTTGCTTTACCTTTTAATTCTGCTTCAGAAAGAAGCATACTGTCTACAGATAATTTTAATTCTTTGAATGAGTCTTTAGAGACATTATTAAGTCGTATCTCAACCAATAATTCTTCCAACCTCTCAACTGATTCTTTTCTCGCAAGGTCTTTACGATCATCATCAACAACATCTCGCCATTCGTTAGTATTGTCGAAACGTTTATTTATGGCATCCAAAGCAACTTTAATAGCCTCTCTATTGGCATTTTCTCGTAATACCGCAGCTTCATTAGCAGACTTATCACGTAATATTGCTGTACTTTCAGAATGAGTAAATCCCTGAGAAATAAAATCTCTTAAACCATTTACTACTGCTTCAAATTCTCTTCTAGATACAAAATCATCTGCCATATTGGATACCTTTGCTAATTTGGTTGCTTTGCTGGCTGCGGGAGACATAAGAGTTATGTTTTGTTCCGTATTGATTTATTTACCTAATTCTTCATCAATCATTGCTAAATATGCAGCATCGGTTGATCCGTGTTGCAGTTCATTAATAATGTCTAAAATCTCTTTTTCACTGTCTACCTGTTCTGTTACAAACCATTGTAAAAAGACACAAGTAGCAATGTCATTTTCATCATCAGCCAAAAGATAAAGATCATTTATCCTCTTGGTAGTAGCCTTTTCCAGTTCTAGTGCTGCAATAAATACTGGCATTGGATTAGTATAATCAACTGCTTCTGGAACAGGAATTTCATCTAAATCAGG